AGTAAGACGTAGAAATATAGAAAATTTAACTGATGCTCAAAAGGCTTTTTATGACGGTAATACACCACTTAGAGAATCATACAATGATTGGCTAAAGCGTCAGCCACAAGATGTACAATTAAGGCATCTTGGGGATTATAAAAAAGTCAGTATGTTCCAAAGCGGGCAGCTTACCTTAGATCAGTTCACTAACCCCGAAGGTAATTCTATTGGGATTAAAGAATTAAGACGGATGACCGATCCCACATATACACTGCCAAATGATACAAAAAAGTTTGCTAATGCTAAAGCTAAACTTGATGCTATGCAACTTCCAATCATGACACCTGATGATTTAATTGGCAACACTAAGCTTATACAAACACTTAAAGATTATTATTTACTGCAATCAGGTGAATTAGACGGTACATTATCGCTCACTAATTATAGGGGTGGTCTTATTCATACTAAGAAATCTGCCAAGGCAAGAGTACTTAATAGTCTTCCAACAGAAGATCAACTCATTTTTAATCCTGTCACAGGTCGATACGAAGATACAAGACTATATCAACCCAATCCGTCCGTACTAAATAATAACTTAAGATTGACAGAACAAAGTAATGTTCTAAAACTTAAAGATAAGGAATTTATTAAGGAATTTAATGAATTACTTAGTGAGAAAATGGGGTCTAATGAAAGGGCAGTCGTGGTAGATAACCTGCGTATATTATTTACTAGATTTAGAAATAATGGTGAACAGTGGAATAACTTTAAAGCTGTGGTACAAGGTCAAATTAAATTTGATGTAATGAATGTTTCTGATGCTATTGAAACTCAGATACGTAGTGATATCAACGTATTGAAGAAACTCAAACAAGATAATTATATTGATCCAGTATTAGGCCCAACTCAATTACAAGACTTGCATGATAATTTCATTGATAATATTCGTGCTAAGAATAACTGGGAAGATACTATATCACCTAAAATAGCTAGAGAGTTACGTAATACATTTGATTACAAAATTCCTTTAGTATTAAAAAGAATGCCTAACGGTAAAGAACGTTTAACTGAATCTGCATTACAGCAATTTTATCTAAAGTTTGCTCACAGGCTAAGTATGGCAGATATGCCTGATAGAGACCAGTTTGCTATTGCATTAGGAAGAGATTTATATAATCTTGCTAATATGAACGGCACTAGACGTAAATGGTATGAAACAGGTATGAAGCTACTTGAAGCTAAAAATGTTAATAATTTCTTTGAAGTTGAAACATATGGTGTTCAAAAAAGAAGAATGAAAAGCAGATTAAGTGGTTCTTTATTTGGCCCCTATTATGACACCTTATCATATAATATACGTGTTACTGACCCGCGTGTACAAAAATACTCACAGCTCACACGGAAAGTGGATGTCGGCCTTCGTGTCGGTGTAACAACGGATAAGAATAAGTTATTATTTCGCGAGGGTTATAAAACGTATTTTATTGATAATGGTGTCCTCGGTTTAGAAGATACTAGAATACCTATTACGTCAACAAATAGTTTTTCAGATTTTCCTGTAGAATTTGTTGACAAGAATATGGCAGATTCTTTAAATTGGGCATCTAAATCTAAGTATAAAATTGATAATGACTTTTACGACTTTACACAAAAACTGTTATACTTTGAAGATGACAGAGGTGCAGCTAAAAAGTATAATGATTTAAACGAATATAAACATTATATCTCTTCTCGTGGTGATGCATATGAGCGATTTAAATCTATGGATTGGCTTAGAAATAATGATTACGCTTTCAGTAATCATGCTTTTGTCGATCATCGGGCTAGGATCTATGATCGTGGCCTTATTAGTCCGCAATCAGGAGAATCATTCAGACCTTTCTTAAATACTGAAATAGAAAAAGTTCTTGGTGAAGATGGCTATAGAAACTTCAGAGATCAAATAGGTGCCTTTATGGGTGGCCTTAATGATGTATTTGAAGGCAGATATAATTCATTATCATTTACTGGACGTCAAAAGATTGCTGATAAGTTATGGCCTGAAATGGTAGATCTTGGTAATAAAATGTTGAGAGGTAAACCTGCAGACTTACGTGCTATTCTTGAGTCAAATATGGTGCAATTAATTGAAGGTGAGGAACTTGGTAAGTTCATGAGATTTGCTATGGAAGCAGCTAAAATAGATAACCACCTTAAAGCTGGCGGTTCTATGAATGAATATAAAACAGCTTTAGCTCTTGAACAAGATGCTTCATCATCAGGTGCTCAGATTATTGCGTTAACTACGAAGAACAAACAGTTAGCCTCGTTATCTAATGTCATACCTACAAATCAGAAAAGACGTCTATATGACGAGATTGCAGCAGCAACATTCAATGATCCTCGGTTTAAAGTATTAAATGAAAGATTAGGTTTAAATGAGAAAGATTTACGTAAAGCTGCAAAAGCTCAAAATATGGTTACGTTTTATGGTGCTGGAGAAAGAACTGGAATTCTTAATGTTGAAGGTAAACTTGCAAAAGTATTGGAAAAGAAACCTGCAAAACCTGTTGAAGCAAAAGTAACAGAAGGTTTATTATCCGAGCGTCAAGATTCTGCAGGATTGTTAAGAGTATTAGGTGTTGATAATAAAACAGATCCTAATTATGTAGGTACAGTAGATGAGATTATCAAATCGCAAGGTGAGTTAATTTCAAAGGCTATGAAAGGTCAGTTGTCTCCTGCAGAATTAAAAGATACTTTTAAGTGGTTACATACTTCAGATATTGAATTAACAGAAGCTCGTAAAGAACGCGCTACATATAAAACATTTGATCCTAAGACTGGTGAGAAATTTTCTAAAGAAAAGATAGCTGAAAATAAAGCTAAGTTTGAACAGCGATCAAAAGGCAATACAAAGAAATATATTGCTATGCAAGTTGTTGAAGAACTTGGAGAATTCTTAGAAGAACATTTATTATCTCTATCTGTGCCAAAAGACGCTAGAGCTTTTAAATTAATTGAAGCTCAAAAACGTATTTTAAAATCTAATAGATTTGGTGAAGACACTATTATTAAAGATGAAGCTAGTATTTATAATCTTAAGACAAACAAACAAGCAGCTGAAATGGCTTTAGAAGATGCAGAATTAACACCAACATCTATTGATCCTGAAGTTATAATTAAAGACTTGAATTCAGCATTACAAGAAGAATTAATCAACATAGCTAAAAAGACTGAAACGTATGCACCTACACTAGTTGTAAAAGCTAGTGATCGTGATAAAGTGTTAAATGAAATATCTGCGCGTGCAGCTAGGTATGAAAGGTTTGATCCTGAAACTACAGCACAACTTAAAGAATTAAGAGAAAATGTAAAAGATATCTTTAACAAAGGTTTAGAGCCTGGTGACGAGATTATGGAACAGTTATATTTCTTAGATCCAGCAACAAAAGATCTTGTTGAAAAGATGACACATTCATATGATATGGTCGTTACGCCACGAGATTTTCAAGCCATAGCTAAGTTGATGTCTGAACACTTAAGTGAACAAGTGCCTATCTTAAAAGACTTTACTAAATTCTTTGGCAGATTAGCTGAAGATTATTTAACTAAAGCCAAACCTTCTCAAGCAGCAATGCAATGGAAGTCAATAGGTGCTACAGGCTTTTTGGGTACACGTAAAAATGGTTATGTATTGCCTGACAGAATAAGTGAAATATTAGGTTTAAAAGCTGGTGAAGCGCTATCTGAAAAATTTTTAAAACGTTTTGACGGCTGGAAGCCAGATGGTGTATTAGCCGATCTTATTTATGGTGTAAAAGGCCCCAAAGATCGTAGAACAGGGTTTAAAATATTTAAATTAGAGCCTATAGAAAAATTAAATATTTCTAAAGGCTTTGAAGTATTTTATGCTAATAAATTACCAAAATCATGGACTAACGTCCCATGGGTTAATTTTGATGGTAAGATTATTGAGCAGAATTTCACTCAATCATTTGAAGAACGTTTAGTCTATAAAGACAAAGACGGCAATTGGGTTAATAATTTAGTTCAAGTGCAACAGAAAACAGAAGCCACTTGGTGGGAACAAGTAGTAAACGCTGAAGGTAAAATAAATGACATTGCAGACGCAACTAAAGCACGAACAGCTTATGCCGTTAACGGGAATCACTCAAACGATGCCACGTTGGTCAAGAATTTTCATCTCTGGGGACGAGACAATACAATTGCCACGTCAACCATTCACGATGCGTTTTTCGCCAATGCAGCCGATATGTTGGAGGCCCGGAAGGGTATAAGAAAGCTATATGCTAACGTACTAGATAAGAACCCTGTCAAGGTTACTTTAGATGAAATGTTAGCTAGAGGTTTTCCAAAAGAATTATATGATCAATATTTAGAAGAAGCTATTGACAAAGGATTAATTCCAGTTGCTGGTAAATCAGTTGTCGGTGGTAAAACATTAACAGAAGCGGACATCTTAACAAAGAAAGATGTAATGAGCGATATCCCCGATCC